TAAGAAGTAAAGTGGTATGCAACGTACGTCGGATCATTGCTTAACTCCGCATATTTATACAACTCGTAAAAATGATTCCTGCCCATAGGTGTCCCTATGAACATTGCACAGCCCTTCTGGTCAGCCAAGGCAGGTCTCAGGATCTGCTCAAATACCTCAGGCTTCATGTCAGCATACTCGTCCATTACTAGGAACTTGAGGCTGACACCTCGCATGGTTTCTGGTCTATCGGCTCCCTTGAGACTGATAGTGGCTCCATTAACAAGCTTAATTTGAAGATTATTAACATGGCTACCACTGATAACTTCATGCCCAAGATCGAGAAGGGTGGTCCACATGATGTCTCTGGCTTGTCCCTGAGTAGGTGCGACGTAAAATACATGACCTTTGTCTGCCTGTAGTGCGTTAACTATTAACATCCAAGCAGCTAATCTGGACTTACCAGTACGTCTGCCTGCTGCAACTATTTTAAATCTTGTTTTGTCTGCCCAGACTTGCTGTTGCCAAGGCAGTAGTTCTATATTAAGATCCACTAATATGTCCACATAACTGGTGTTGTGCCGCGGGTGTCCACATGGATAAAGTCAGAAGCAACGCCTATACCTGTAAACCCAAGTCCTATGGCAGCAACTACAAGCTTAAGGCGATCAGCAGCGTTTGTTATTTTTATGTCCGCTGCGATCCCTTGGGCATGTGTTCCGGGAACATCTTTTTTGGACTCTATTGGATGCAGTGTCGGGTGTCTATATCCGCTAGTAATCACAAAAGGAAATCCACAGTATGCCCGTAACTCGTCTAACTTTTGTAGGAACTCTTGTTCCATGTTGTTAGTCCCACTGACCTGACAATCGAATTCTTCTCTAGTAAAATGCTTAAGAGTCATCTTCTACTACTTCCCCTTCAATAATATCAGGTGTTGTAATTTCAGCAGCACCAACGCCGCTTATGTTGATCTGTATGGCGTTTCTACCAGCGTCTTTTACTACGTCCTTCTCAAAAGCACCCACTGGTAGTATACGGTCCATAACCAGTTTCCAAGCAGCAGCCTGATTCTTATGGTCATGGTCCAGAGCAGCATCAAAAATAGTCTCTAGGACTTTACGAGACTTAGGGCTAGCCAACATCCTAGCCTTGTACTCATTAATTATCGCTGCGTCACCCTTAGGTCGGCCTACTACACCCTTATTTCCGGGCTTTACAGCGGCAACTTCTGACTTCCGGGGTCTGCCACGACCTCTTTTTTTAACAACGTCGGTCATAACATAAATTATCCCTGATTACAACAATAGTATAACATAAGTTAACACGAAAGTCAAGCTATTTTAGGGGTAAAAGCAGTAGAAGTACAAACATGAGTTAAATCAAGAGGTTACACGGGTTTAATTTAGGGGTAATTTTCTTAATTTTGACCTATTTTGTGTCTGAGTGGCTACTACAAAAGTCTAACACATGTCAACCCCTCCCCCGCCCCATGTTTTTCCACGGGTTTGACACGGGTTGCCACTTGTGTTAGCCCCAAGAGTTGGCATGGTTCTTGCATGGGGCAACACGGGGCAACTTGGCATGGGATTTGCATGGGTTGACAAGTGTGTGGACCTGTGTTGGTCCCTATAGCCCTACCTTTATATCACGCACGCACGCGACTAGCATACAACACTGGCTGTGGTCAATAGTCCAAACGTGTGAAATATTTACGCTTCACAGCTCGGATGATATGTGGTTTCATACACACATGGCGAGACGGGGACCCAATGCCACCTCGAAAGGAAACGACCATGGCAACAATAGCAAAGCACGTAGACAATTACGCAAAATACGTAGCACTCGCTGGAGAGGCATTAGACGATCTTAAAACAGACGATAGCCAACACAACTGGCGCAGTTATGACAGACAATACGACCGTCTACAAGCATCGGCGCAAGTGCTGATAGACTTAGGGATTGACGTTAAGGGGTACTTAGGTTTTCCTGATCCACATACGCTGTAAACAGTAGACTTAAGTAAGCCCATGGTTTGAGCTATGGGCTTTGTTAATTTTATTGGAGACTAAATCATGGTCAAACTATCAAAGGCCTCAAAAATGCCGGGACGGTCGTGGTCACTGCAAGCGCTCGACACATGTCCAGCCTCACGCAAGCCCGATGGGTCGCTAGTGGATGCCTGTAGTGGATGCTACGCCACAACAGGGAATTATCGTTTCAAGAACGTCAAGGCGCCTAGAGAACACAATCGTGAGGACTGGAAGCGTTCCGAATGGGTAGACGACATGGTCGCAGAATTAGACAATGACCGGTATTTCCGGTGGTTCGATAGTGGGGACGTATACGACGTCAGACTTGCGTACAAGATTCTGGACGTAATGAAGCGCACACCATGGTGCAACCACTGGCTCCCTACACGTATGCACAAGTTTTCTAAATTTGGTCCAGTGTTGGCTGAAATGTCCGCACTGGCAAACGTAGTGGTACGCTTGTCATCTGACAGCATCACCGGAGACGTAGTAGAAGGCGACACCACGTCCACCATTGCCACACTTGACAACGTCCCTAGTGGCGCTACAGTATGCGAGGCGTACACACGCGGAGGCAAGTGCGGCCCGTGTCGCGCTTGTTGGGACAAAAGCACGTCCGTAGTCTGCTACATTGGACACGGAAAGAGTATGGAAAAGAGACAGAGAGACATTATCGCAATCGCGGCATAAACGGAGAAAAACTAGCATGAACAACGTGATCAAAGAATATCTTGCACTGGTAGAGCGTACGGTTTACACTAATGACATATTCGCATATCAGGAACTAGAGCAGTTGGAGGAGGATTACCCAGAGTTGGCAGACTTAGTCTATCAATCGGCGGGTCCTTTGGCATACGACATACAGAACAACGAGGTGACATCATGAACTTTGGACACTGGACAATCTGGTACAACCACGAGGACCACGTCTGGGACATCTACGACGGACGAAAAGGGTTCAAGTACCCAGAGTACACCATCAATAACTACTCACGGCTCGTCTGTGGGTTGAGAGACAAACTGGGATTCCTAGACACTGACAAGAACCACCGGAGGTTTTGGCGTGTGATGCGCTGGTGGGACAAGCTACGACACGGGAGACGCTAGACATGGAAACGCTGATGACTATAGCACTGATGGGGACCTGCTTTGGCTTTGGCTGGATAGTGGGTCACACCGTAGGATACGAGAAGGGGAGAGACGAATGGCCACGATAAAACGTACGTACCAAGTGATCATGACCAAGGTATACGAGGTCAAAGTAGAAGCAGAGTCCAGAGAACAGGCGGAGGAGATATTCGACAACTTCGGAGACTGGGAGGAGCTACTACGGGTCCACACGCTGGACATAGAGCCTGCGGACTACCTCACACTACGAGAGGAGGATTAAAGATGTTTGAGAACTGGCAACCTTTTTGGGACGTGTTGATACTACTGTCAGCATCTGGTATACTCACGGTTTGGCTATACATTAAAGGAGAACTAACAGATGACTAAAGAAACATGGGAGTTTTGGGCAGACGAGTACCAAGAGTACTACGAGGATGACACACCAGTGTACCCAGACGATCTGGAGGAGTGGAAGGAGGAGGAGCAGAAGGTTATCGACGAACTACGCCAGCGACTCTACGGCACATTGGAGAGGGAGACACAGGAGTGAATTTTATATTAGGGTTTGTCTTTGTGCCTCTGATGTTGCTCGCCTTGTCCGTCATGGTGTACACTAGAGCGTTCACAGTCAACGACACAATGCCAACAGATGAGGAGGACTACAAGTGACATTTGAAGAATACGAGCAGGGGTACTACGAGGGCGACTCTGGGGACAACTCAGGACCACCAGAGGACCCAGAGACACACGCTATGGTTGAACACTTGGTGGAGTTCGATACTGAGATGTACCGTCTGGACAGCCGGAGAAAGTACAAAGGCTTGCCCTATAGGCACCTTGAGCGTTTAATGATTGAACTACATGGGGAGGAATGGAGAGATGCGCTGTAGAGCTTGTAATCGAATCCTAGAGGAAACAGAATTGACTAAAAAGGACACACATGGTAATTTTCTTGATCTCTGCGGTATTTGTCTTTCTGCTACTGCTTCTGCGGGAGTAGATACAGAAACTATGCAATATTACCAATATGAGGTATTTACGGATGACGAAAACTATGATACCCTCTACTAAGGTATACTTAGGTATATATACTAAAGTAGAAGCAGTAGTAGTTAACTACAGGAGTACTACAGGAGTAAACTTATGTTAATCGACGAGAGTTCAATCTATGAAGTCACAGGTGGCGACTACAGTGTGTACTGCTTCGGCTACACACAAGCCCGCACAGTGACCAATGACATCATGAAGCGTGACCCATGGGGCGGTATACCCTTTGTGATACGTAAGGACCTTGAGGTGTCCTTTGACGACAAGGGCAACGTGGTTATGCCTAGGGTGGTGCTTGATAAAATCCTATTCCTAGCCAGTGACGAACTGCCGCAGGCGGAGACTGCGTCTACGGAGGGCGACGAGTGAACAGGTACTGTATTCAAACTATTGAAACAATCGAAAACAACTATTGGATAAATGCAGAAACAGAGCAACAGGCAAAAGAGCTTTTAGCCAGTAACTGTTATGACCCTGAGTGTTACTTTTTGGATGAAAAGATACAGAGCGTTGTGTTAGAAGCAGAAGGAGTAGAGGACGAATGAAACAGCCAGAGAACGACCATACGAAAATGTTTGGTAACGACGGCTCTATTCATAACGACGCTGAGATCATTGTGTACTATGAGCAACACGGGCCAGCAGAGCCAGTCCTACGCATACCCTTTTGGTACTGTAAAGACGAACTAGGGTTGTTTGAGAACTTTGAGGCGTCAGTACGCAGGACAGCCAAGGCACTCGCAGAGTCCTACACGTACTGGCCCGAAGGGTACGTCCATGTGCAGACAATTATTAATGAGGAGTACGTGAATATAGTTTGATTCAGTAGCAAAAGTAGTGTATACTATTAGTATGTTCTGAGGAATTCCTCAGAGCTAAACCAAAGCAACCAACGGAGATTATTCCATGACAGCAACAACAGTAGAAGGCGTAGTTAACTTCAGCAACGTGACCGAACACGACGTGTACAACGGTCAGTCAACTGGAGCCTACTCCATGACAATCACATTGTCAGAGGAAGACGCTGCGGAGCTTGCAGCCAACGGTGTCAAGATCAAGGACTACCAAGGCAACAAGCAACGCAAGTTCAAGTCAAAGTACGAGATCAAAGTCTTTGACGCAGAGGGTACACCCTACGCCGGAGAAGTTCCGTACAACTCCACAGTCCGCCTGAAGTACAAGCTGGGACAGCCTCACCCAGTGCATGGCGTATCGACCTACCTTGAGGCGGTCAAAGTACTAGAGGAAGCAGAGATTGCCGTAGGCGATGCCGCAGACTTCTAAGTTCCTAAGACACGAGAGTTGTCCGGAGTGTGGTTCTTCGGACGCTCTCGCTATCTACGACGACGGGGGCCAACACTGTTTTGGTGCCGGTTGTGACTATCACGTCCATGGTGGAGACCAAGGCATGACCTCAGAATTACCTAAGGCCAAGCCCCTGAATTTCAAGGGAGTGGTCTCAAGCATACCCCAACGGCGCATATCTCAGGACACCTGTGGGCGCTACGGGGTCACCGTGGAGTACACTTCCACAGGTGAAATAGACAGACACTACTACCCCTACTACGACTTGTCTACGGGTGATCTATGCGCGGCAAAGGTACGCGAGGTCAAGACCAAAGGCTTCATGTCAATGGGGGACGTAGGCAACGTCGGCTTCTTCGGGCAACAACAGTGTAACCGGAATACCTACATCACGATTACTGAGGGCGAATTGGACGCTTTGGCAATCTATGAGATGTCAGGGAAGTCTTGGGACGTAGTCTCGTTACGCTCTGGTGCATCTAATGCGGCCAAGGAGATCAAGGCCCAGCTGGAGTGGCTCGAAGGGTACGACACAGTGGTGCTCTGCTTCGACAACGACAAGGCAGGAGAAGAAGCAGTAGAGCAAGTGAAGGACCTCTTCAGTCCTGACAAGCTGAAGATCTGTAAGCTACCGCTGAAGGACGCCAGTGACATGCTCATGGCAAACAAGGTCAAGGACTTTACGCAACACTGGTGGAACGCGAAGGTCTACAGGCCCGACGGTATCGTCGCCGGTACTGACACATGGGACAAGCTGGTAGAAAAGAGAAACGTAAAGTCAATACCTTATCCATGGGAGGGACTCAATCACATCACAAGAGGACACAGGCCGTATGAACTCGTCACGATCACTAGCGGCAGTGGTATGGGAAAGTCCCAATTTATCAGAGAAATCGAGTATGATCTTCTACGCCGATGCGAAGGCAATATTGGAGTCTTGGCGCTTGAGGAGGATC